CTTGGTGGCGTTGCTTCTCTGACCGGAAATCTAAAATTCTATAAATCCTTCGTCGAACACTCTGACCTCTTGGTCATTGTTTCTGTCGTATCTGACCTGACATATCAACAAGGTCTCCATAGATCTCACTCTCGTCGTACTCGTTACGACTTCTATATGCCCGCTCTCGCTAATCTTGGTGAACAAGCTGTTCTCACCAAAGAAATCTTCGCTGTCGCTGGTGACCCCGGCGAAGTCGTTCTCGGCTATCAAGAACGCTGGTCTGAACTCCGCTATGGTCGTAATATGATTACTGGCAAAATGCGTTCTAATGATGCTCAATCTCTTGATGTCTGGCACCTCTCTGAGGAATTTGGTTCCGCTCCTACACTCGAAACTCTTCTTCCTTGCAATACTCCAATCGATCGCGTTCTTGCTGTCGAAAATGAACCTGACATCCGTCTTGACTGCTTTATGAAAGTCAAACACTCTCGCGTAATGCCGACTTACTCTATCCCAATGCTTAAAAACCGTTTCTGATGATCTCTCTTCTCAAACTCTTATTGAAAGAACCTAAAATATGCTGCATCTTAATCGCTATCACTCTGATCTCTTCGGTACCTATGGCGTTCTTGTATTTAATAATAAAATCCTCTGTTATACTTATGAGCGCCAATGGCTTAATAATATACCCAATCTCTCTTGCATTCCGGTAGGTGAATATGCTTACAATCTTGTTTCTTCTCTTCGTCATGGCCGTTGCTTTTCCATTAATAACGTGCCTAATCGTTCTGCCATTCTTATCCATGCTGGTAATGGCGCGGCTGATACTCAAGGTTGTATTCTTCCCGGTCTCTCTGTCGACATAGAAAACTGCCGCGTCCTCCGATCTGACTTGGCAATGAAAAAACTTCGTGCTACACTCCCCAATATGGGTAAAATAATTATAAGGAGTTTCTAATGTCTTTCTTCGCTGAAAATGCCGATACTATCGGCGTAATCGTCGCTCTTCTCTGGAATGCCTTCCTTCAAAAATCAAAGGCTCGTAAATAATGCTTGGTGCTATCTTATCCGCTGCCGCTCCTATAGTTGGTTCTCTTCTTACCAATTCTAAGGACAACAAAGCTTCGGCTAAAGCAGCCGAAGCTGCTAATCAGTTCACTACTGAACAAATGCAAAACCGTCATCAATGGGAAGTTGAAGACCTGCGTAAAGCAGGTCTTAATCCTATCTTATCCGCTGGTGGTACCCCTTCAATGGGGTCATCTGCTAAAGCTGATGTCTCTCCCTCTTCTGAAGCCTTTTCTAAAGGCGTAAACTCTGCTCTTGCTGTTCAACTTCAAAAAGAACAAATTAATAATCTTCGCGCTCAATCTGCTAACCAACTCGCTCAAGCTGGCAATGCTTCTGCCCAAACTATTGCTACAAATATCGCTAACACCCGCACCGGTGTCACTCAACCTCTCTATAATATTGCTGGTAAAATCACAAATTCTGCTGCCTCTACTGCTACAAAATATGCTAATCCTGATACTCTCCGTAAAATTATCGGAGAACCTCTCTTTAAACTTAAATCCTCAACCCCTGCCCGCCGCTATAAAACTGGTCGCGGCTCTCAATAAGGAAAAATCTCATGCGTCAAGTAAAATCTCCACACGAGCGTACTCGTGTAATCACTGAAATCGCTGATCCTAAAACAAGGGCTATTCAATCTGAAGCCCGTAACTCCGATATTAACCATATCGTCGCAAAAGCCTATCAAACCGGTCAAATGCCTGTCTTAATGAACCGCCAACCTCTGCCCGACATGCCTAATGTCGAATCCTATCAAGACGCTATGAACAAAGTCGTCTTCGCTAATCAAGCCTTTGAAAGGCTCCCTTCCGCAATTCGTGCCGAATTTGCAAATTCTCCTCAAAACATGCTCTATGCTGTTGAAAACTCCCATAATAACCCCGAGTTAAAATCCAAACTGGAAAAACTCGGACTTCTCAACCCACCCCCTCCCGCCGAGCAATCTTCTGGCCCCGAAGGGGCCGCTCACAGCTCTCCCACCGCTCCGGCGTCTCCCACTTCGTAAGTGGTTCTTCCCTAACCCAGAAGGCTAAAACCCCCTTAAAAAGGGGGTTTTTTCTTGTCGAGCACATATCGCTTCTTGTCGTATATGTGCTCATTGACACCATTGCCTTCATGCTGCAATGTGTCTATACTCTAACTAACCTGAAAGGAGGTGATCTCTATGCGTAGGCAAGCTCTATCATCCAAAAAATCTAAATCTACGTTCACTGCTGGTGCAATGAACGTAAAATCTATAAATACTGCCCCTGCCCCACAACGTGGCGGCTTGCGTCTGTAACTATCTCACCGAAGGTACTTTCTCATGCCGTGCTACCATCCTCTCTCCGCTTATCAACATGCCACTGAAGGGGGCTCCCTCCTCTTCACCCTTCCTAAAAATTCATCCCAACCCTATGTCCCTCTCGAAGTCCCCTGCGGGCGCTGCATAGGCTGCCGCCTCGCTAAATCCCGTGAATGGTCTGTGCGCTGCATGCATGAAGCTTCCCTTCACTGGGATAATTGCTGGCTTACCCTGACCCTCAATGATGAATATAAAAATACTCGCCCTAATCCCTATTCCTTGGAAAAAGGCCCTAAATCTGAAATCACTCGTTTCATAAAACGCTACCGCAAAAAATTCGGTAATGGCATCCGCTTCCTCTATTGCGGTGAATATGGCGAAGCTTGCTTCTTCTGTAATAAATCTGAAAAATTCTGTTATTCCGAAGGATGCAAAAACTTCCATCCATGGCGTGGCCGTCCTCACTATCATGTCTGTATCTTCAATCATGACTTCAAAGATAAAATTCACTTCAAAAATATTAACGGCCTTCCTCACTATACTTCTGAAACGCTGGATGCTCTCTGGACTGATCCCAAAACAAAATTAAACATGGGTCATGCCACTATCTCTGATCTCACACCTGACTCTGCCGCTTATACCGCGCGCTATTCTCTTAAAAAAATAACCGGTGATCTCGCAAAACATGATGATCCCGTAACTCAAATAAAACACTATCAACGCATCAATCCTTATGGCGAAATAATCGACCTCTTACCTGAATATATCAACATGTCCCGTGCTCCCGGCATCGGCAAAAGATGGCTCGATCTCTATCCTAAAGAAGTCCTTGACAATGATTCTGTACTCTTCAAAACCCTTCGCATAAAACCCCCTCGTTACTACGATGACAAACTTTCTCTTATCGACCCTGATACTGTCGAAGAAAATAAAAATATCCGTATTGACAAGGCTATAAATTGCCCTGATAATACCACTCAACGATTACTCACCCGCGAGTATATCGCTCAACAAAAAGCTGCAAAGCTGCACCGAAAGGAAATCTAAATGAAAATCTTTACAATCGTAGATGCTGTCTCCGAAAAAGCCGGTAATATCTTCACTACTGAAACAATAGGCGAAGCCGAGCGTCAGTTCCATGACGCGCTTAAAAACTCTCAGCCCGGCTCTCTGTTCAATACTCACCCTGAAGATTTTTCTCTTATTCTTCTCGGCGAATTCGATGAAAAAACATACGAAATCGTCAATACTGATGCTCAAAAAATTGCTAAAGGTAAAAGTTCCGAAACCAAGGTTGCAGCATAGCCTTCGGTGAGGTCGCACCTCAGCATGTGCTAAAACTGCTCACTTTCTAGGGAAAAAAATATGCTTAACAAATATGCTAAATACGATGATGAAACTCTTTCCCTTCTTATCAAGAATACTCACTCTGATCTCCGTAACTCTGAAACTGACGTAAAATTCTATAAATCTTGTTTACAAAAACAACTTGAAGAACAATATCGTCGCTCTCAAACTCAAAAGGAAAACTCAAATGTTTAACGCTGGCTTTAATTCCGTCCCTTCTGTAATGCAACATTCTTTCTCTCGTGTTCCTCAGGCGACTATGCCGCGTTCTATGTTCCATCGCGTTCTGTCAAATAAAACAACTATCGATGTTGACTATCTCTATCCCCTTCTCAATGATGAAATTCTTCCCGGCGATACCTATGACGCTGATCTTACAATTCTTGGTCGTCTGACCACTCCTAAGACTCCCTTTATGGACAATCTGGCCGTAAAAGTCGAAGTATTCGCTATTCCTTATCGCCTCACCCAAGACAACTGGGTAAAACTCCAAGGTGAACGCAATGATCCTGATGATTCAATCGACTTCTCCCGGCCCTATATCACAACCACTGCCGTTACTGGCCTTCTCAATGGCACCCTTTGGGATTATCTCGGCTATCCAACACAAGTCCCTGGTCTCAGAATTGACGGTTCGCTGCACCGATCCTATAACCTTGTCTGGAACACCTATTACCGTGACCAAAACTGGCAAGATTCTTTAGTCGTCGATAAAGACGATGGCCCGGATACTCTTACTGACTATGTCCTTAAAAAACGCAACAAAGCTCATGACTATTTCACGTCATGCTTGCCACAACCTCAAAAAGGCGATCCTGTCGCTCTTCCTCTTGGTGTATCTGCCCCTGTTATGGGCCTTGGTTACTCTGGTGTAACCGGCACCATTGGTGGCCCTGATGCTAATATTCGTGAATCTGGCTTAGGTCCATCAGGCGTTACTACTTATCCTCTTTATGCTGCTGCTAGTAACTTGAAAGTCGAAGTTACTACTAATGATCAAAACACTGCTTATCCTGTAATTTATACAGATTTAACTTCTGCTGTCTCTGCAACTATCTATGATCTTTATGAAGCCTTTGCGCTTCAAGATCTCTTACAAATCGATGCTCGCGGTGGTACCCGCTACTTCGAAATCTTACGCGCTCATTTCGGCGTAACCTCTCCTGACTCTCGCCTTCAACGTCCTGAATATCTTGGCGGTAAAGTCTTCCCTATTAACGTCTCTCCACTTCCCCAAACTTCTGAAACTTCCGGCACTAACGCACTCGGTGAACTTGGTGGCGTTGCTTCTCTGACCGGAAATCTAAAATTCTATAAATCCTTCGTCGAACACTCTGACCTCTTGGTCATTGTTTCTGTCGTATCTGACCTGACATATCAACAAGGTCTCCATA